AACTGTTGGATATCGACAAATTATTGGTTCAAAAGGTGTATTTTGACTAATATTCACACGATATACTGGTTCACCAGCTGGAACTGTAATAATTTCTACTATTCTAGTTTGAGGATTAACATTTGTGCCAACAACTTCCATACCTACCTTAACAAATCCTGTTACATTTCCAAGATAAAGAATATCATTTATTATTCTTCCCTGACTTGACGATCCTTGAATACTTGTGTAACCACTTTGTCCATTTGCTCCTGAACCTAATAACAATACATTGGCCTGCGATCCATAAATTAAATCATAATTTGGTGGACTCCACGAAACAGTTTCTTCTGCGTCTAAAAAATAATAATTTGACGGATATGTAACGCCAGCAGGTTTAGTAAACCAAGTATTAGTTCGTGTAAACACAAAATATTTTGAACTATAAGCAGGACCAGCACTGCCAAAATTCATAGCAAATGTTCTTGTTGCTTCTGTTACAGCATTTTTTGTAATTGTAACTGTCACAGTTCCATTGCTTGTAGAATTTTTTGTTGGATAAAATTTTATTTGACTAACCGCATTGTTAATTTGACTTCTTGTTCCTGAAACAGTTAACGGATTACTATAAGCAGTAGTGCTACTAGTAGCCCATGTGCCGTTTGTAGCCGAAAATGTTATCGTATATGGAGCAGTATTTGAAGGATCAGGATCATCAATAAACGGAGGATCTATGGCAAAAATATTATTCTCTGAATTACTGATATAAGTTCTAGTAATCAAATTTGTAATTAACGCAGTTAAATTACAGTTTACTGACGAGGTAACAATAATATTAGATTTTAACCTGCCAAGATTATATCCTCCATTAGCTGTTAAAGATGCTACAGCATCTAATTCACCGTCTTTAGGTTTTAATCTAGCATTACAGGATAAAGTAAACGCAGTGCTTGTAGTATCTATAATACCTTCTAGTAATTTAGGATCAACTGCTAAACCTGTTGAGCAAAACATACTAGCAGCAAATAATCTAGCATCTTGACCAACACAGGCCAACGAACTAGTTGCTCTCATTTCACTTACTTTATAAAAATCTGGATCATAGGCAAGATAATCAACACTAACATCTTGACCTAAAGCACTGTCATAATAAATTATACTGATATCTAAATACCATTGTGGACTACTAGCATAAGCACCAGGCAAGTTCCAAGTAAAATTTTTAATTTGTTGCCAAATAGCAGGTGTATTAATACCACTAAGCACATAAGTTGATCCAACAACTGTTAAAACAACACCGCTTGGTAAACTTGCCCAACTAATTGTTGATCCAGTTAATGGTGGACTGCCACTAGTTCTTATAACAACTTGATATCTAACATTAGCTGTTGAATAGTTTATAACTTCAACAATGTTTATACCAGCATTAATAGACACTGTGGTAGAAGTAACATTAAGAATTTGATCTACAGGTCCTAACGGAGCAACACGATCAAATATAACCTTACTAGGTCTGTCATCGGTGACAGTAAGACTGGTAGCACCAAATCCATTTAATTCGCTTAGGCTATTCATACGTCAAAGATCTCCGAACTTGGTATCCCAGCACCATATCTTGTATTGATCATATAATCATATAAACAATCTCCTGGCAATGTCATAGAATTTTCTATAACAAAATCCCATTCACCAATACTGGTTACGTTTTTACTGCTGCTATAATCCATTCGTATCAAAACAAATATTAAATCGTTCATAAAATGATTAACAGTCCAATTTGGAAATAAACTTGTAGCAGCTGACAAACTAGCATTTGTATAATTTGAGGGAACCACTGGGGCTACACTGCTGCCATTAAAACAATACACTTTAATTAGGCCAGCTGGTTCAGTGTTTTCATATCCTGTATTATCAACTGCTTTGCTTACGGTTATCCCATCACTGTTAAAAATTAATCTTTCGTTGTTCCAATAGATATCTTTAAATGTAAAACTACTGGCAGCACTGTCACTTAATTTAGTGCCTGTCTTTTCGCTTAATACTAAACAATACCACATGGTTTGATTACTGTTAGTTAATACCGCATCTGTTATAATACCTTTGACCACCGCCTTGCCATAAACCACAGGAATACTAGCAGTAGGATTAGGATTAACCTGTATGCGACTACCACTTTCTTTGTCAGCATCATTGCCTTTGTTTACATTACCAGCAACTTGATTCAGAATAAAACCAGTTAGAGCAGTTTTAGCTAATTGACTGCCAATACTGTTTCCTGACAGCCATGTAAAACCTGTTTTAGCGATATCGCCTAGAGAACTTAACCAACTCATTATGGTTTACCTCCAAAGTCAAAATAGGTGCCAACAAGACTAGGCACACGGTCCATGCTAACATCTGTGCTGTAATAATATTTTTGACTTTCAGGATTAGTTTTTCTTCCTGCTACCTTTGTGCTCATAATATCAATAACACTGGCACAGGCTAATGTTATTGAATTACTGGCTGTTAGGTCTTCTATACTGTATTCTTCGCTAATGCTAAGATTAGTTACAATACCTTTGAAACGTAACATAGGATTGCCAGTAATACTTAAAAAGGCTCCTGTGTCAGCATTAAAAATACCTCTGCGGATTTCTATGTTACTGCCTTTAAATCTACTGGCTTGTATTTCTTCAATTGCTGTATTTGGTATGCCACTGAGTGTGATAGTAACTTCTTGATTACTTATTTTTAATTCACTAGACGTAGTGGTTATTCCTAATAGTCTACCAATCCCTGTGTATAGATTACTGTCTAATGTGATGTCTCTCATCATATCACTGAAATAAAATGTTTGACTGGTAAAACTAGCAGTGGCAAAAGTTGGCTTGTAATAATCACAGACTATTTTTACAAATAAGCCACTTTCAATACTAGCATAAGAAGTTAAATTAATGGTCATACTAGACTCTCATAAAACACAAATGGTCCGCTCCAACTAACTTGATCTCTAGCAAACAATGTCCAACTAGGAAATTGACTACAGACCACAGTCCAAATACAGTTTGGCCCAACACGTAAAGCAACACCACTGGCACTGGCTTCTAACACTGGACGATGTAATGTTACAGTATTGCTGTTGAATGCCACATCAGCAGCCACAGTGTAAACTCGACCACTAGAACCTAATTGTATAAAATCACCTGCTCTGAATTTGTATCCACTTGATGTTGTTGGACTTGTGGTCAATGTAATTGTATTACTGTTATTGGTTATAGTAGCAACAAAACCTGTATAATTTATACTATTGCCTTGATACTTAATTAACCAATCATGTCCTGTGGCATTAAACTGAATTGTGCCTGTGCTGGTTCTATCTAGTGTTTCGGCTAGAGTAATATTTTGTCTATAATCTGTCCAACGTGGACCATCTGGCAATTTAACTTCAAAACGCCAAACTTGACCACCTCGACTCACAGTTCTTATAACTCCACTTCTTGTTTGTGTAGCAGCAGTTACTTTTTTTCTTTCCATACTGACAGTTTCAGCATTGTTAATTATCCATTGAAAACTCATTATCTTCTCCCAGGTATGCTACGACTACCTTGTGTGGCCACAGCATGAATAAATGCTGGATCACTGGCCACTAAGGCCTTAAAGCTCATAGCATCTACAGCATTAATATTATAGGTAACATTTTGTATGGCTGGTTCATTACCCATAGGTGTTATGTTTGCTGGACCACTGATAAATTCTGGACCACGCTCGCCAACAATACCAAATTGTCCTGCTGGGATCTTTCCACCGTTAGCAAAACCACCTGCGAACAAATTAGACAAGGCACCCGCAGCATAATCTAATAGTCCACCACCACCGCCTCCAGCAGCTCCAACATTTCTCATGCTGTTATTCATACTGCCCATCATGTTGGCAAACATTTGTTGGATTTGTGCTCTAAGCAATTCTTCCAACATCATAGATACAAAATTACGCCATTCAAACTTTCCTGTCTTAACAAAGTTAACCAAGGTATCTTCCATACCTTTTACAGCCTTGTTGAATATGTTAGCAGCTATTTGAGCAGCATTGGTAGCATTACGAAGATATTCTCTAAATGCGTTAGTCCAACCATAACTGAATGAACGACTCATTTCATCTAATGCCTTAACACTGGCTATTTGTTGTTCAGCACCAAGAGCAGCATTTTGTCTAATTTGTGTTACTAGGTCATTGTATTGTGGCAAGTTTCTAATACTAATGCCTTCACTTAATTCTCTAGTGCTTAATAAAATTCTATCTAAACGATCTATTTCATTTTCAGCACGTTCTTGAGCAGCAAAGTCAATGTCTTTGTATTTCTTTTCTAATTCGCTTAGCCCCATCTTCTCAAGTTCAAGTTGACTGCGAGCAGCTTCTTGTCTTGCTCTAATGCTTTGACTTATTTCAAAATTAATTTGTTGGTCACGAACCTTGGCAGGATATAAATCATCCAGTGCGGCTTTTTCTTGTTTAAGTGCGTCAGCAAAACTTTGACGTATACGAACAATGCCAGGATCACTTTCAGGTAGTCGCATGCCTTTAAGATAATTTGCTTGACCAAGACGTGCGATATTTTCTTGACGAACTGCTTCTTCTTCAGCAGCACGATTTTGTGCTTCGGCTGTTCTTGTGGCACGTTCTGCTTCACTTAGGCCTAGGTTGGCAATTTCTTCTCTAATAGCACGAACCTTACCTAAACTATTAACAAGGTTATTATATTCAACACCTTGAATACGTAATTCTCTATTAGCTAATATTCTTTGATAGGTATCTTCTTTAAGTGCTGGCAAGCTGGCAACATAAGCCTCGCCAAGCTCTTTGATTTTTTGACTGAGTATTATACTAGCTGCTGCGTCTTCTTTTTTGCCTGTTTGCTGTAATTCTCTATAACGCTTTAGCAGTGGTTCAATTGCTTGAAAGTATTGTGTTTCAGCATCTTGTAATGCTTCAACTCTCGTGCGTTCTTGATCACTTAGACCAATGTTCGCAGTTTGTTGACGATAACGTCTTTGATTTTCACCTATAAGTTTTTGATATTCAAAGGTAACATTTCGAACTTCTTTAGCTAATTTTGCCATAACAACTTGAGTGGCAGTGCCTTCTGTTTTTGTTTCGTCGAAGCCACCTCTAAGTCTAGCCATTTCTTTTCTAAATTCTTCAAGATCATTTTGTGCTGATGATCCTTCTTTTCCAACTCCACCAATATACTCAAAAAGTTTATCTAAACCAATAAAGGTTCCAATCGCAGCTCCTAAGGTCAATACACCTTTAATTAATCTACCTACCGGCATTAGAGCAAATGCTACTGTTTCAGTAAATGCTAATACTCCACCTCCAGCAGCTCTAGCAATGGTAAAAAAATCTTTAAATCTTGACACTGTCTCTTTAACCGCGTAACCAAGCATACCAATTGTTCTAGTAGCGGTTAACGCAATTCCTCCAATGGCTCCAAGAACTTTGCCAACAATCGAAGCAGCAGCTAATGTTAATAATATTTGAGCTAATATTTTTAAAGGCCCAATAATAGCGTCAATATTTTTTGCTAATTTAAAAATATAGAAAGCAATTAATTCAATTGATCCCGCAAGTGTTTGAGCAGTCTGTGTATTATTTTCGAATTCATTAAATGCTAAAGCAATAGCAGTTTTTAACACATTAAATGCTTGACCAATTGTTGGAACTGTTCTAGCAAAATCTCGTTCAATGGCATCTCTTGCTTGTTGTAAAGCACGAACTACATCTGTTGCTGAAATTTTACCTTCTGAACCAAGTTGTTTCAATGCCCCAACAGGAACACCTAAACTATTAGCTAATGCTTTTGCTACTACTGGTAAACCTTCAAGAATACTGCGTAATTCATCACCTTGTAATACACCACTTTGTAACGCTTGACCTAACTGTAATAAAGGACCAGCAGCTTCTTTTGCTCCAAGGCCACTAGCACTCATGGCTTTAGCAAGACTTTCAGTTATGTCAGCAGCCTCACGTTGACTAATGCCTAATTGATCAGCACTACGAGCTATTCTAAAATATAGATCACCTGTTGCTGCCAAATCACTTCTAGCAGCAACAGCAATAGCAGCGATTCCTTTGAACTGTTCGTTGGCTGCTTCAATACTTGGAGTTAATTGTGTTAATCTATTTTTTAAATTAGTAACACTGTCAGCAAAATCAATAAAGGTGCTTACACTAAATGCTGCTAACAAACCTCCAATAGCAGTTCTTAATGTGTCAATTGATTGTGTTGCTTGTGCTGTATCTATTTGTATAGCATAACGATCGACTGTGGCCATATTAACGTCCTATAATTTTTCTTACTAATTGTTGTAGATATGAAATAGTTGGCTTACTCATACCTTGTGGTGCTTGCTTACTATATCCTCTATCTAATCTTGTGGCATAAGGATAATCAGCTCGAATTGTATCTTGAACTAACTTAGTCCTATTTTTAGCATTGCCAGTGTCCTTGGGCGTGACACTGACAAAGTAAGTATGCCCTTTGCGAGGAATTTCTTTTAATTGGCGATCAATAGAAATTAATCTTGGAGCAATCTCATTTCTAGTTTGTTTAATTTTCATCTAAGCTCCTTGCTCTTGCCAACATATCTTGTAATTCTTTTTGCGTTAATTGTTTTTTCAATGGAGGAGCATTGCCATTTGTTTTTGCCTGCTCTCTTTCATGAATATAAGTCTGATATCTCGCACTGATATCTAAGACATACAAATCAAATGTTGTGCCTCGAGCCATTGCTTCACTGGGCAAACAACGATATCTATGTGCGAGGTTATCCAAAGTTAGAAACATCATAGTTTCCTGATCGCCCCAATCAGGATCCTCGCCAATTACTTTCCCAACTTGTCTACAATCTTAGCAATGGCCTTAATTAAGATAGAACTGGGTAATGTTTGTTCACCTGTGATAATTTCTTTGCCATCTTCATTTAAAATTAAACCACGAACAATTTCAATCATATCACTAGGATTGCCATTATTTACATTGGCCAATTTCATAAAAACGTCAAGAGGCTGACGATCCCAAGTATAAAATTCAAGAGGTTCTTCGAACTCCTTGATTGTATCCTCATCATCAAGTTCTATTTTAATTAATTGGGGTTTTGATGCTAGTTGTGTAAGTTTCATCTTTTAATCTCCTTGTCTATTAATCAGGGTGTTTGCGACTACCAGTAAAAAAGCAATTCTACTGTTAATCTTATCTATGTCGCCTCGAGCACAATTTAATTCATTCTTGGCCTTGGCCAGTTCTGCTACGAGACTTTTAAGTAATTCGTCATTACTTTTGTTGTCTAAAATATCCATCGATCTTCCTACAGAAATATTTATAGGTAATACAAAAATAGGGGCTGTAAATGCCCCTATTTTAAGACCTAATTTTCTATTAGGTTGTTGCTACTAGATATTCACCGGTTACAGTAATTGTAATTGGTGACACCCAAACTGGACTGTCAGCACTTACTGTTGGTGATAGGCCAGTAATGTATCCACGACCTTTAATTACTCTATCTGTTGAAGCATTTTCTAAAAACTTCAATGTAAAAGCAATAAAAGTCTTGTTACGACTTAGACCTAACAGACCTTGTGCTGCCACAGTGTCTGATTGGACGCTGGCTAATGTTGAGCCAAAGAAAGTAGCATCATCAACAACAATGTTCATTGATAAACTGTTTGTTGAAGTTGTTGCGATTTGATTCTTAGCTGTGGTGTCTAATTGACTCCAAGTAAAAACATCATTAGCAGCATTCATAGTGATATCTTGAATAGCTGGCACAGTTAATGGACTTGCTCCTAAAGCGATAGCAGTTGGAGGATCTCCTGTGATTGTTGAACTTGCCACTGTGTCAATTTTTAACACAATTTGACTTGTAGTTCCTGGTGCTGGGTTAATATATGCCATGGGGCATTCTCCTTATGTAATTTTAGTGAAACGATATTCTAACTCTGTGACTAATAAATCACCTTCAAAGCTGGTAGATACTAAACAATCTCTGCGATTAACTCCAGTAATTGTATCAGCATCCTTAGCAGTCTTAAGATCAGTTATTACATCATCATAGTCAGGGCTTACTTGTTTTGCGTCTGTGGCAAAGAATAATCTAACTGTAGTTGTATTTGCGCTTACATCATGACCAGTAAGTGTGGGAATCAAGATCTCTGTAGAATGTTGTGTTCTATCCACATAAATCTTTTTTAGATTCTTTAGATACAAAGGTTGATCACTGCTAATCCAAGGCATCTCTTGACTTAGGGTAAAACTACCTAAGTTTAAGGTGCCAAGATAATCAATAATCTCTTGTCTCATCTTATTCTCTTCAAGTTATAAACGCCTGGTGTTTTCTCATTGCTAACAATTGTGTTGTTACCATCAAAGTCATACCAGTCGCCCGCTGTTACCAGTTCAGCATAAAGTTTTTCAGCTTTGTTAGAGTAGTAGCCCATCTTTTGACGTTCTTCATCATTTTCATTTCCGAAGTCCGCTATAGTTGGTAGAATATATTCATTCAATGCCCAATACACACATAGGTCCGTAAAATCAGCTGTGCGAGCCTTGATCTTATTTGGATTCAATGCGGGTATGTCGGCTACTGTGACAATGGAAGAGCCACTCTTATTCAAGTAGTAACTCCTCCACCAATCACTCGCTCTCAACTTAGTTAAAATTCTCTCTGTTGCTCTTAGTAACAAAGGTTCAACTACATCATCAGTTAGGCCTTCATTTGCTTGAAACAGACGTTGGTCACGATCGACTACGTCTTGATATTCCGCAAAACTAACTACGGTGCTATTTTCAATTATAAAGGCCATTGATTATTCTCCGATTAGGCTACTAAATCAATGTTCATTAACACGCCGTGGCTGGCTTGTAATACAGCAGCACCAGCAACACCTGTTAGAACAACATCAGTAGCACGAGCAGCCGCTTGACGCTGTTCTTCCATAGAGATAGTGCCACGCATTGCGTGACCTAAAGCACTAGGAGCAAAAACAGCACAAGTAGCAACACCGGTTCCACTAGCATAAGGAACCAAGCTAGATTCAATGATCTGACATCCAGCAACTTGTCCTACAAAATAGTTCTGTAGAATACTGTCAGCGAATTGACCGCTAGCAGTATAAGAACTAGAACTTACTAAAGCTTTCTTTAATGCGTTAGCAGCAGTTGGGTGAACAACTGCGAAGAATGGACCTACTAACTTAGCAGCACGTAGAGCAGCTACGCGATCCATAATGTCGTTTACTGTAAAACTTGCTACAGCGATAGCAGTTGAACTACCACCTAAGTTAGCAAATTCTGCGAACACTTGTGTGTCCATTGCTTCAGCAATAGCACGACCACTTTGGTCACCAATTTGTGACATTACATCACCAACGCTGCTATCACGTAGCATATCAGTGATTCTGTGGTATACAACGTGCTCTTTCATTGTGATTGAAGCAGAGGTTGTGTTTGTATCTTTAGCAGTAGCAGCTGATTCATCAGTGATTGTTTCAGCAGCAATAGAGCTCCAAACTGGAACTTGAACAGTTTTACCTGCGTTTTGTGGTAAGTCGAATACAGTAACGATCTGACGAGCAACACTGTTCTCGTAAGCAGCATACTGAGCAGCACCTACCAGGTTAGCGAACAATTCGCTGTTAATACTTGATGTATTTGCCATAATAAAATCTCCTTATTGGTATGTTGGCTATTTTTTAAATCCTGCCCTATTTTTACTTTGAGCATAGATTTTTCTATGTTCAGGATTTCGCATATCCAATTTAGAGATGTCCACAGCACCAGCATTTAAGTTAGTGCCAAGGTTACTCTGTGTATTGGTAGTTGAAGCACTGGCTGATTTAAAATGCGGATTCGAATCCAGGAACTCTCGCACTAGGTCATCAACTTGTAAAGGTTCACCAGCATCGTTATAACGGACACTGCCTTTGCTATCTACTACTTCTACTTCACCTTCTGTGTTTAATCTAAGACTGTTACTCAATAACGCCTTGACCTGTTCTGGTGCTACAGCACGATACTTGGCAGCGGCACTGAGCAGAGGCATATTGACCTTGTAGTCCTTGATCACAGCATCTCTCTTTTGGATTTCTTGATCCTTTTTAGCAGCAAGTTCTTGTAGAGTTTTTTCAAACTCACCACGCTTGATCTGTTGTTCCTGTTGTTTCTTTTCCCATTCAGTTTTAATTGAACGGAGTTCATCAGGATCGCCTAGATCTTCGTAGGGCTTTAGAAGTTTCTTCTGTAATGACCCTTTCATACGAGCCATCATATCATCTACTTCTTTTTGACTATAAGTCTTGTCTGCTGGTGCCTGATTTCCAGTTACGTCTGTGGCATCAGTTGCCATATCGTTTGCCAATGTATTGTCGGACATTGTTGCCTCGCCTCCTTATGAGTTAATACTATATTTATAGGTCCTTGTTCAGAACTTAAAGATAATGGCTAGTATTAGGCCAATAATTGCTGTAACCATAGTGCCAGCAGCACCAATTATCACAGTGCTGAGACTGTGTTTGTTTTCTTCAACACTAGCACTAACACCATCTACTTTTAATTCAATGGTGGCTAGTCTTTGTTCTAGGTTACTGTATCTTTCCGCACACAGGTCAACGTGTGCCTCTAGGTTTTGTTTTTCTAATCTTGTTGGTTCCATTGTTTCTATTCCTAGTGGCTTTAGAGGAAATAATGTGCCTGTTGCTTCAATTATCATTCTTCTTCTTTCTGCCTCTACGTTTTTTTAATACTTGGGTCTGGGTTTGGGTCTGCGGTTCTTCTTGGTTCTCATTCCGCGTTCTGGTAATGTTCTCATCTGTTACGACCTCCTTTGGGTTTGATTTTACCTTGACTAATTTTGATAGCCACCATTTGTTTAATTGCTTGAGCTTTTGTTGGATAGACTTTACCGCTTTCTCCATACTGATATCCTTTTCCGCCACGAGGGCCTTTAGCTTTGTGTATTGGCATGACGTGTTCTCCTTGCCTTAGGTTTCTTACTTTTATGTCTTGGGTGGACTATGTCCGTGTGCCTTGTCTGAATGTAATCAACGAGATTAATCGCCAATGTTCTTAGCCTGTTTATGTCAATCCGATTACGGGGCATATTATTTTCAATCTTTCCTAACAAAGCATTACACCCACGATGTAAAACCATTCTTAATTCACCAGTTCTGTGATCATGATCTAAAACTGCGTCATCGAGAATGGGTTGTTCACAAAGGCCACAACAATTATTTTGTAGGGCCAACATCTGCTGTCTCTGTGCGGCTATGTCTTTATGCTTAAGTTTCATCAACGTGAATATATCCTTGATTAGCTAGAACAATATGTTGTTCTCTAGTATCAACTAAAACAGTTTCACCTGTTACAGGATTGGTCATTGTATGCGGTTCAAAAGGTTCATAGTCATCTTCTTCTTGAACAGTGTCCAAACTTAAAATTCTTGGATCCTTTAGGGCCACTAATTCATCTTCATCAAGATCTAACCAATCAAGAACTTTCATATCAATAGCAGCACGAACACGAGCATCAACAGGACCAGTGCTGGCAGCAATTTGTAATTGTTCTATTTCTTTGCCAGTGTCACGAATATTAAATGATCCAGGATAGTCAATGCTGCCCATCCACTGTTCGCCATAGTAGGCAAACCAGAACTGCCACATCTGTTCTTCAGCTAATTCTATGTTGTCAGCCTTTTCACTTAGACGTGCGTTAAGCAATTGGAATTCTGTTTCCATGGCCACACCGCTCATTGAACGACTTTCAGTGGCACGAACTGCTCCTGTGTTGGCCATCTTGTCTATGGCTTCTATGGTATGTTTGATGCTCATATAGATAGAATTGATCTCAGCACCATTGTATTCTAATAGATATGGCTTTAACCCTGGGTCAAGATTTTCAGGCATATTAATAATTGAACCAGCACCAATACCAGCATTGGTCTCTGGTGTCTTAACTAGACTAGGATGACTGTCTAATCTTATTGACTGTTCTACTTCTGATGTAGCATTGTAGATAAAACGCTGTGCGTCTGCGATGTCAGCAATGTCACTTACACCTAAACCACGAACTGTGCTACGTTGATTGTAGCAGATAACAGCAGGTATCTTGCCTAGACCATTGGGTTCAATAATTTCTTCATTTTTAACTGATTTGTCAAGGTCAACTACAGTGGTCTTAATTGTTTCATTGGTCCACTCTTTAATAGTGCGAACTGATCCGTTGACATCTTCAAGATATTTGAAATAACTTAGCTCATAACGTCCATTGGGCTTGCGTGTCCACTGCCAGTCAAGCACTACCATAGGAGTTAAAAGATTTACATAAGGTCGCACTTCTGCTGCTTGTTCGTCTGCCAGTGTTACAGCACCAACATTAGGCTTGGCTACTAAAATCCAACAATGTCCAAACACTGAACTCCAGGTGGCAACATCTTTCATAAATGCGTTTAAATTACGTCCATCGTGGTCAGCATCACGTAAGAACATTTCTAATTCAAAACTTTCTGTATTATTGCTAAAGTCCCTGTCAGGTTCTTCACGGAATAAAAAACTATTGTAGACACTGATAACTGATTGACAGTGATTTTCTAATGGAGTTGAACGCAGACGTGCTTGATATTCTCCGTCAGTTTCTAATTGATAACGTGTTAGATGTTGAGCATCTCTATATTCTTGACCGCCTAGATAACTTTCTAAAAGATACTTCCAACGTGCGTAATATGTTTGGTAAGTTTCATTGCCACTTACTACGGCATTAATTTCTTGTGCGATTAATTCACTGGCGTTCATTTAATTTTTCCTTTTATACCACAGCATGACTGAGTCTTCTGGGCTCTAATAATTCTGGGTTAACATCTCTCTTAACTGGGAACATATAATCTACCATATAGCCCAGTGCGTCCATCATATGGTCATATCCAGAATCTTTGTCTGGAGTTTGTGTTCCCTGTTTATAGGTATGTCTTTCTAGGCCTTCAATAGTGTATTTACACTGAGGACTGACAAACAGTTTTCTAATGCCCACAGAATCACATAAACGACTATTGACAGCATTTATTCTGTCTCTGACCGGAGTGTGACTATTAGGTGACTTGACGACGAAGCCTGCGTTTTGTAAGATGGTGATGTCAGTAGCACCGCCTGCTGACGTTTTTCTTTGACGGGCTGCTGGATCTGGATATGCCCAGATCTTAGCCTTTGGGTATCTGCTACGAACTTCTTCCACTGCTTCTTGGGTATTACTAGAATACATTCTGACTTCATCGACGACATATAATTGGTCCCCAACCTTTACACTAATGACCACTGACATAGGATCAATGTTGAAATCCCAACCAGTATAGAGGATATCCCAAGTGTCCACAGGACATTTCTGAATATTATGATTGCGATCAAAGGCATAGTAAATTCTTCCCGCATAAGTTTCAAAGGTTGCTAAAAATTCTTGTCTAAAAGTTCTTTCATCAAGATCTCTACGTGCTGCTTCTATTTCTTCTTCTGTAACATTGCCACCCTGTAGTGTGGTAAATTGAAAGCTGGTCCAATTATGAGGATCTTCTGTGCTCTTAGTGTATAAGTCATAGGCCCAGTTAGCAATACCTTTGGGTGTGCCAATAAACATAGCTGACCCTAATCGATCTGCTAGCGTAGGTCTAAGAACTTCATGCCAAGCTTCACTGTCAATGTCTGCGAATTCATCTAAGATCAAATAATCTAAGCCAACACCTCGCAGGCTGTCTTCGTTGTCCGCACCTTTTAAACTTATGGTGCTGTTATTTTTTAGAGTTATACTCAATTCGTTTTCGTTTATTTTTCTTGTCCAACGAAGATCCTGGAGACGTTGTTTGAGTTTACGCCAAACAATCATTTTAGCCTGTTTATAACTGGGTGCCACATACCACACTTCTTGGTTAGGCAGTCTAGCATTATATGCCAATTGTCTAATAGCAAGATGTGTTTTACCAAAGCGTCGACCAGCTACCACAACCTTAAAGCGGTGCGTGTCATCAGCAATAATCTGTTGGGGAACTGTAAGTGGCATTAGAGATCATTCTCTGTCCAAGGCAGGGGTTGATTAGCTTCACTGCTGTTGGCATTATCACTTTGTCCTAAGATGTTTTTACCCAGCCAAACCAGCATAGTAGGGTTGCCATCAAAGGCTGTGCGTAACTGTGCTTGACGTAGACGCTGCTTTAACTGTGCTCTAGCTTTTGTGAGATAGGAACTAAAGTTATACCTAAGAGTGCTTTCACTTATTTCAAACCATTCAGCTATTTCTCTATCAGGACAGCCCATTGTGGCTAACTTATAAACATCATCTGGAGGAACTACTCGCTGTCCTCGGCCTCTACCTACAATTAGACCACGCTTGGTTACTTCTCCCCATTTAGGATCTTTTCGCTCAGGATATTCCCAACGAGGATACTTGTCTAGGTCTTGAATAGGTGGTTCTGAAGGTATTGGTGCTTCTGTTTCAATATCTTCATTGGTGATTTGGTCTGGTGGTGGACTCATACAAATATTTATTGGAAATAAAAAATACCGCTGAGAAATCGAAAAAAAACCCTGAGCCTTGTGAGCCCAGGGTAAACATTTTAAGTATCAGGAATAAAATATTGTCTTTACGACAACATTATTTAGCCTGTGTATAAAATTGATTAATGAAATGCTGTAATTTTATAATCTCTTGTTGCTGTTGACGTATCAATCTAAGTTGATTGTTTATTTCATTGGCCAACACAATTTGATTATGCTGTAGGTCAGCAATTTCCTTTTCATGCTTTAACAACTTTTCATAAGGATCAAAGTTGGGTGTAAATTCTAACATTAGGCTGAACGATTCTCTACTCTAACTCTAAAGTTTCTACGATCAATAAGTCCATCTGCTGTGGTAACTTTAGCTGTTACAGTATATACCTTGTTGACCTGACCACCTGATAATTCTATGTAGGTCTTAGTGCCCGATTGAACTCCACTGCTTTCATTTTCCAATGGAGCAGGGTCATTGGCTCTAGCACCTATGGTCCATACCACTGTGCTAATAGTATCACCTGTTGGCAACCATTCTGACCAGTCTAAGGTATAGGTTAATTGTGCTTCTGGGTCCTTGCTGATGCTTAGACCTTGTAGTGTTTGTTGAAATCCAGTTTTTGCCATTTTAGGCTCCTTCAATTATATATGTTCTAGTTTCTTCTTCAACTAGTCTAGTTCTAATTTCTTCACTGACCTTTCTAGTTCTATCTTCCTCGGCAACGATCCAAGTAGTATATGGATCAATGTGTATTGCTCTAACTGCTGCTGTTAATGTAGCTTGATTAAACAGTGTCTGATTTATTATTACTAGGTTAACACCACCTAAAGCTGTCAGCGTAGAATTTACATTTAGATTTGCCTGTGCTAGTCTTGTTCTTCCACCTAGTGCTAGTTCACCTGCTGCGGCTGTAAGGTTTATGCCTACATTTCTTGTTCTGTGAACAGTTCCAATGAGAGTCGAGCTGGTGTTAAGATTGCCTGTTGCTCTTGCTGTCTTAATGCCATTGGTAATCTGTGTGAACTGAGTGCTTACAAAACTTTCACCAACTATGCCTGTAACACCTTCTGCTTGAACTGTAACGCTCGCTGTGGCAGTGGCATTGGCTAATTTTATTGTGCCAGGTTGTGTGAGTAATCCTGCTGTAACTGTTAAGGCTGACTGACCTTGAGCAGTCTTAACAGGATCGCTGCTCAGTGTCGCAGGTGCTTCTAATGTTATAAATCCTTGACCAGTCTTGGCTACTGCTGTAAGTTGTGTGGCTATGCTATCTGTTTGAACTGCTGTGCTTCTAGTTCTACTAGCATCCACAGTCATTGTGCTCAAGCTGTTAATAGTGCTGGCTGCTTGAAGAACTGTGATTGCGTCAGCAGTTAGGGTTAGAGCACTAGTTAAACTACTTTGAGCAAATCTATTTCTAACAATATCAATTACTGCTGTTACACTTGTGTTTAGATTAGCTGACGCACTAATAAGTCCACTGGTTTCAACTAGCATGGTAGCTGTGGTGCTTAGTGCGGTATCACCTGGCACAGTCTTAACTGGATCACTTGCTAGAGTAAATTCACTGCCAAAGTCAGCAGGATTGTCTCTAATTCTACTAGCATCAATTGCGGCTGTCACATTGCTTGAAATTGCTGCTTGGCCGCTGACTGCTTTGATAGCACTCGCAGTTAAGGTTGTTACTGCGCTGGCATTGCTGGTTATGTCTGTGGTCTTAGCTGCTGTAACTGCGCTGGTTATGTTAGCATCAAAGGCAATTAAGAAGTCACCGATCTTGGCCACTGCGGCCAGTGAGGATGCGATACTGTCCGTTTGAATAGCAACATCTCTAGTTCTGCTGTTTATCGCAGTCAGTTGTGTTTCACTGCTTAATGCGCTAACAGCATTTCTTATAATAGAAACATTATTGATTATGTTGCTTATAACAGATTGTGTGCTGTCAGCAAATCTTATTCTTCTTTCAGTGATCGAAGTAGTTGTTGTTACAGATTGTGTGCTAGCAACTGATGTTATCTTTGCTGCTTGAGCATTTAATGTGGATTGTGCTGAAATATTTGATGTAAATTGAGCATTGTAACCTATATTAGCTGTTATGCTACTTTGAGCTGAAATATTAGCAGCACCTGTTAAAGTTTCAGTTACATCATCTAAACCGTTACTATCTAAATGATAATATGCTTGAACATAGGTATTATCTAAATTGACGCCGGCAACTCTGCGTTCTGTTGGCACTGTTATACTGCTATTACTTGGATTATATCCTAATGTTGATCCAACATTAAATAAAACTTCATCAAGTTTTGCTCTAACAGTAGTGCTGGTATTGCCAACAAAGAAATAATGACGTGTGGCATTGTCATTACCCCATAGACCTGTTGGACTATTGGATACTAAAACTCTTGAACCATTTCTAAAAAATGCTAATGCTGAATTATTTTTTATAATAGCAGTATGATGCCATGTATCTAAAGTTAATCTTGTTGCGTCTGTGATATCTAGGGTAAATACCCCATCAATAGCACGTAATCTTAAATAACCATTATCGATGCTAAGATAAACACCAATTAAAGCACTTGCTCCAAATCCAAACAAGTATTGGCTGGTAGTCGTGTATGATGTTGGATAAACATATCCTTCTATATAAAAATCTTGATTTGATTTAACATTTACAAATGTGGATAATGTTGGAGTTGCGCTAAAGGTAGTTAATCTTGTTGATGGAATATCTAATGAAGCAGTTCCATATTTTTTAATGCTAGTATCATAGGTCGCAGAGTTATTTAAATTTCTTGGACGACTCGGATTTTTACTTAGATAAGTTTTAAAATTGCTGTTTATTGATAACACAGCAGTTTCTAAGAAACCTAATGTAGCAACAACAGATGATACAGAATTAGTAGCAATATCGGCCGAAGCAGTTTTTTTCGCAATAACAGTTTTATTGAATTCAGAACTTATAGTTGAACTTAGTGCTCTAGTAACTTGGCATGTAGCCAATAAAGTAACAGGCGCATCTAATACAGCAAAACTATTTTTGAATATACTTGCTGTTATACCTGGAGTGAACAAGGCTCCCGCACTGATTACAGATTCAGTGGTCTTTACTGCGGAAATGTTTGAACTAAATGTTGTGCTGCTTGAAACATCAAAGCCACGCAGGTTTATGGCATTTGTGTTTTGTGTGAATTGGCTAGATATGCTGCTTGAAGTATCAGTTATTTTAACACTGTCTATAACCATAGTGCCGCTGCTGGCTACTAGGTCAGTTATACCTCTAGTTCTATCTGCTTGCGCACTTAATGTTACTATGGTGCTTAGAGCAATTGTGGCACTGCGATTTACCACAGCATCCACTGACTGTGTAAATGTGCTGCTTACACTAGCAGCACCGTCTTGAATATTACCAAACACAATGTTTACAGAAGACGTTGCTGTCAATGCTACAGCACTTTCTCTAATTCTATTCGCAGACACAGCAATACTAGCCTGACTGCTTATTGAACTATCTACAGATCTAGTTACGGTAGCAGTAGACGACACACTGGCTACAGCATCTAATACTGCTGTAGAATTTTTCAGTATGTCTACAGTTACACTAGGTGTGAATAAACTTCCGCAGTCTGCGGCAAACTGTTTTATATTTGTAACTGTGGTTGTTTGTGTAACAGCACTGCTTAGGGCTGCTTCAGCATCAGCCGTGTAAACATAATACCCGTCTGGTGTAAAATAACCTTGTTCAATATAATATAAGTCTGCCACTTAGTGCTCCTTAGCTATTGTCATCAGTAATAGTTGTTGATGCGTCTGCGCCATCAAATTTTAACAGCAACAATGTATTACTATCGTTAGTTAATTCACTGGTTGGTGCTGTGAAATTTGCTGTATAACGAGCTGTATTACTAATTCTCATACTGTCAATCCAACCATCATAATATGTGCTACCTGGATTTGCTCCATTGTCAAAGCTATAACGACCAATTTGTGTTCCGCTATTAGCATTCCAGTTAGCAGTTATACCTTTAGCTGTTGATGTAATATTACTACCTCTTTGTGTGCCATCAATATACATATACCATTCAGTTGAAGATCTAACTAACGCAACATGATACCATGTGCTTAGACTTAAAGCCACACTACTGGTTATAACTGGACTTCCACCACTGCTATAATCATAAGCAATAAATTGTAGATAATAAGATCCACCACTAAGATCAACACCTAACTTCATCCAGTTAGTGGTAAAGCTGGCCACATTGTTAGAAATTATGGTATTTCTATTATTAATAGCACTATCTAATCTAATAAATCCTTCTATTGTATGATCGCTGGTTCCTAATGTTAGACTGCCGTTTAGACCTGTAGTTAAATAATCTCCGTTACCATCTAATAATAAACTACTTCCACCAAATTTACTCTGTGCTGTATCTAATTGAGCATTTCCTTGAGTTGTCCATGCTATTCTACTTCTTCCTACACCATTTCCTATATCATCTACAATTGATGTAGACGCATTTGCTCCGTCTCCATGAATTAACAATACAGTATTAGTATCATTAATAAATGGATTAGTAGGAGGAGTAAAATTAGCAGTATATCTAGCAATATTGCTTACTCTAAAATCATCAATATTTCCAATTATTTCATCAGTAAACACTGAACTAGTATAATCGGCTTTACCAATTTGAAAAACATCTCCGGCAGTATAGCTAAATGAATCTGTTACCATATTAGCCCCAGAAACAAATAATCTTCTAATACCTGAACTTCTTACCGCAGCAATATGATACCAATTATTAGCTACCAAGCTGGTAGTGTGATTTAAATTATCGCCTCCATTCCACCAAGTTAATTGACCCGCCGTATTGATATACAATACACCTCTGTTTGTTCCACCAGTGTCTCTATTGCTCCATATTGGTCTAAGTGTGCCTATTGCGCTAGGACGAAACCAAAGTTCAACAGTAAAATCACCGCTAGTAGGTAAAGGATTAGTTGAGACTACAAGATAATCTTCTGCGCCATCGAACAATATACTACTACCACCAAACTTATTTTGAGCTGTGGAAATTTGTGCGTTACCATATGCTGTTATTGTTTTAGCAGTTCTAAATGCTGAAGTTGTTACAACACTTCCACCTAACATACTAGCAATTATACCTGTCATATTAGCTCACATTTCCTGTTATGATACAGCGAGTGGCACTTAAAAACATAATGTTGGCGATGCCTCTAGTAGCAAGACTAACTGTAGCCTTGTCAGTATCAGTTCCAGCAATATACGCATCAGTAATTGAACAGGTAATAGTAATTGCGGCAGTATGATTGTTGGCAATTACAATTACATCACCAGCAGCAAATGTGCTGTTAGGTATAGTAATTGAACCACCGCTGGTTACTTCAACATATTTGCCTACATCTGCTGTTTGTAAACTATAAGAAGTGTTCTTAGCACCTACTGCTGGTAAATTACGATAACCTACAGTAAATGTATCATCTGGAAATGTCACAGTTCTATCTGCGGTTAATGTTGTAGGTGTTAAAATAGTTTCCCAAGTGCCTGTGCCTCCAGCACGGCCTCTTATTTCAATACCATCTTGTGTGCCAGCTTGACGAGCAATGATGCCTCCACCAGTTGCGGTTAGACTTGTGCCAGTAGCAGCACCAATGTTAGGTGTTGTTAATGTTGGACTTGTGGCTAATACTACATTTCCTGAACCAGTGGTGCTTGTAGAACTTGCTGCTGTAATTCTGCCTTGAGCATCTACTGTAAGATTTGTTAAAGTGTAACTAGCAGGTGTAACTGCTGTATTATCTAAATTAATTGTTACTGTATCTGTAGCACTGGCTACAGAACTTAATCCTGTGCCGCCACTAATTGTTAGTGTGTCACTGTTACCAACACTTTGACTAGTTCCTGTATCACCTGCTACTGTAAAACTGGTCATTCCTGCTGAACCATTACTGGCAGCGGTAATACGACCTTGTGCGTCTACAGTAATATTGGCATTAGTATAGCTTGCTGGTGTTACTGCGGTATTGTCTAAATTTAGTGTTACTGTGTTTGTGGTCATTGCGGAACTTAGACCTGTGCCACCTGACACAGTAATGGTGCCATTTAATTCAATGGCCTGTGCTGTTCCTGAATCTCCGGCTACTGTGACAGTCGCATCACGAAGATTAGTTAAGTTTGTGTCGCCTTCGGTCCATGTTAGTGCTGAACCTTTGCCTGCTCTTGTTACGATTACGGGTTTGGTCATTTGTGATACGCTCCACTGTTATAAAATGAGAAAAAGGGTATAGGGAGTCCGTATCCTATACCCTTACTACAATTAGGCCAAGCTAACTGTTAAGTTACCGCTGGTTACTTGGAAAGTATCGCCAGTTTCAATTGTTTTGCTGGTTGTAACAGCACCCCAAAATAGAACATTACCACTACCTGCTGTGCCACCGTCCATGATAGCCACGTGAGTGATTGTGCCCCAGTTGGCTGTAGCTGCGTCAAAGGTCACAGTTGCGTTGGTTGCTGAACTGCCACTTGATGCTGCTGCGAAGGTAACTGCCTTACGGCTATATGCTGTGCCGGAAGTAGAAACTTCGTCAGTTAATGTGCCTGCTTCTAGGTTAGTAGCTGCTGATCCACTGGTGTTAGTGAACAAGGCCAAATAACGTGTGCCAGGTGCTGAGTATGATGTTGCTGTTAAAACGTGATCGAGAACTTTATTCTCTAAATAATTACTTGCTGCTGACATTGCTGTCTCCTTTATGTAAAATTGAATGTTGTCTGAAAATTGGTCACAGACAACATCTCTAAATTCTGTTGTCCTTTTTGTTGTGACATACTATTTACTCTTAAACTTAAAAAAACCCAAAAAAACGTCAAAAAAACTTTTTACATCTTAAATACCTCATGGATCCTAAAGAATATAAACGTAGATTAGAAGAGTTAGCCGAAATACAATTAATTAAAGTAGCTGGCAAGGCACAACGTAAACCAGATGAAACTGTGACTGTATGGCGTAATGGTGAACAAATAGAAATACCAGAAAAAGAAAATCACACCTTATACTATCAGGTCAAAAAAATTCGTAATGAAATTAGTAAATGCGAAGATTGTGGTAAGCGTGTAAAAAGAAGAA